CAGCAGGGGTAACTGAATTTACAGAATCTTCTAAAAAACTGATCAGTAAGGGTTTTGTGGTTAAGAAAGATCCTATGCCAACCCAAAGCGGCAAGCTTACGAGGTATCTTCCTTTTTCTAGTGCAGCGGAGAATGGGTTAGTATTCTTAGTAAAGAATAGCTTTAATCCCGCAACATTAGATATGCTTTTTAAAGAGAATGAAGCTTTTGACGGTGAAAGATCCTCGGACTACAGAAAAGATGATTGGCCTGATAGCGTAGCTTCTGCTTTTAATTTTCTAGCCTCTGCAAGAGTTAAGTCACTAGCTACTAGAAATCAACAAAAAAGAGACACATTTGCTAAAGATGTGTTAGGTAATAATCAGAACAACAAAGGTAATGTATGAGTGAAAGTAAAAGGTTAGTTATAGAAAATAAAGCTACTGGTCCTCAATGGGAAAAGAAATTTTTCTTAGATATAGAACAGGCTATTTTAGGGGGGTATAGAGTTGCTAAAAATCCACACTCTGCTGACTGCACTATGAGAAACTACTTGGGCTTTATGGGAAGAGCTGTTTTGTATAAAGAAGGCTACGAGCCTTTGCAGGGAGAACCTAAGGGAGTTGCCAGAGAAAGCTCTAGTTTACTCGAAACTCCTAAAGTAGATACTGAAACTACTCCTGAAGAAACTCCTAAAGTAGATACTGAAACTACTCCTGAAGAAACTCCTAAAGTAGATACTGAAACTACTCCTGAAGAACTCACTTCTAAGTTGCAGTCATTAACAAAGAAAGATGAGCTTTTAGCTTTTGCTTCTGACAATGGCGTGGAAGTTCCAAAAGAGTTCAACAAGCCATCACAAATTAAGAAATTCTTGAAAGAGAATATTAACTGAGAAAGGGGAGATTAATGGCCCGTATTGACGTTGAAAAAGCTGAAACTACAAATAGAAAAGCGGTTGTCAGACCACCAACTAATTCAGAGAAAGGTCAACCTAGAATAGTTACTAGTTCTAGGTTTATCCAAGACACAAAGAAAACTGAACTAGCTATGCCTAGAAGACTATGTGTATTTGATGACATGATGTTAGATGACGCGGTTTTTAATTCAGTAGATGTAACTAACCTGTTAGTGGTTATGGCTCTTGCTAACGGGAAGTTTAAAGCTGGTCCAAGTAATAGTAGTTTGAGTAAAGCCGTTTCTGATTTTATGAACTATAATATCAGGAATATGAGTTATGGTACTTGGTTAGAAGCTATGAATAACGCTTCTACTGATTTGACCTATGGATTTTCTTTACAAAATATTGTAACAGAGAAGAGGATGACAGGTAAGTACAAGGGCTTTAGGGTACTTAAAAAACTATCTCCTAGGGATCAAAAATCTGTTTATGGGTGGGTATGGGATAAACATTGCAGAGAGCTTCAAGGTTTTGTTCAAAAACCAAATCTAGTTAAAAATAGAAATACAAAATTAGGTAGTTTTAATTCTGGGTTGGATGTACTTTCCTTAACTTCAGACAATAGGGCAAATTACCCGTATTTAAAAAGTTCACAACTATTACATTTCAGACACAACCCAATAAATAACAACCCCCAAGGGGACTCCCCGCTATTACATTGTTATGATTCTTGGTTAGAAAAGAAATTAGTAGAGAAATATGAAGTTGTAGGCGTTAGTAAAGATCTTGGGGGAGCACTAGTACTAAGAGTACCTTCTGAGCTGATAGAAAGAGCTAATGATCCTGCTAATTACCCTGATGAAGCTACAGAGTATGCTGCTCTTCAAAAAGATGCAGGAGACTTACATGCTGGCGAATCCGCTTACATAGTTTTATCGTCTGATGTAGACCCTACATCTAAAGTCCCTGATTATGACATTCAATTCAAAGGTATTGATGGTGGCGGTAAGCAATATAAAACCTCCGATATTATACGCCAAAAGAAGGAAAGCATTTATAACCTCTTTGGGGCAGGTTTCTTATTACTAGGTCAAGATGGATCAGGTTCTTATGCTCTTAGCTCAAGTCTAAATAGCACACACGGTTTTTATGCACAAAGAAATATTATGTGGAAGACCGATGTAATTAACAACCAACTTACACCCACCTTACTAGCGGTAAACGGCATCCATCTAAATTGGGATGATATGCCTGTCTTTGAATCCGCTGATCCTGAAGAATTTGATGTAGATGTAATGTCTAAAGCTATACAAAGAATGAAGTCCGTTGGGGGGATAACTGAAGAAGCCCTAAGATACCTTTATACTAAGGCTGGTTGGCCTACTGAAGGTATAGAGAACTTAGTGTTTGATGATGGTGATACCAGTAGAGCAGGAGAAAGCGAAGGATCTTCAGGGACGGGCAATACCCAGAGTGAAGGAGCTTCAAGTGCTGTTAACTCTGAGAACGGAGGTGTTGAAAAGAACTTTGTTATAGACGGAGATAGGATTATAGACACCTCAAACGGCAAAACTATTAATGAAGAAGATCTTTAAAAGGATAACTTTAGGCACCCATCTACTGTTAAAATAGATGGGTATTAATATTAATCTAATATTAAAAGGTTGCAATTACATGCAAATAAATAAAAGCACCATGAGCGATAAAAGAAGAATGCTTTGTGATGCCCTAGGAAATGATGGACGGGTTTTAGATTTTGATGAGACCTATGTTTATTTCGAGCAATGGGGTAATGTAGACGAGAGGTATGTAGCTTTCCGAAAAGGCTATGAAATATCCGAAGGAAACATAATTACTTTTAGCGAAGAAAAAGATCAAGTTATAGCTACTACAGACTTTAAAGTAGTTCAAGAAGAAGAAACAGAAAAAAAGTTATTAACTAAACTGTTAACTACTTTGGATAAACACTTTGGTGGGACTAAAAGAAAAGATGTTAATGTAATCAAACAATTTGGTGAAGATGGTTCTATGACTTGTATAGAGCCTTTGTATTCAGCTCCCTTCCAAGCTGATGGGGATGGAGAGATGATGAGCGCAGATACTATAGAAGGTATGGTAGCGAGCATTAACAAAGCGAATTCAGAAGGAAGACTTCAATCTGGACTATTCCACAAACACTCTACTGATTCTTGGTACTTAGATAAGGCATGGGTAAATCCTACTGAATGTATTATAGGTGAAACCCTTGTACCAGAAGGTCAGCCTATCGCTAAAACTGTATTTACTAACGAATTGGCCTTTGATTTAAGAAAGTCAGGGGATATAGCAGGGTTGAGTATAGGTGCGAGAGCTAAGGCTATTGTAGATTTAGATAAGTCAGCGGAAGAGTTGTTACTTCATAAGACCCCTGTTTCTGCTAAAAGAGAAATCGTTGGTGCTCATTTTGATTGGGATTATCCAGAATTAACTTATACCTCTAAAGCCCAAGGCGGTGCCGCTCATATGCAAAACCAGATTTTAGATGTTGCTAAAGCTAGAAAAGCAACCAAGCAAGATCTCTTACCAGAAGAAGTAGATATTCTAAAAGAGATAAAAGAAGAATTTGTCTCACTTGAAAAACATTTAGGTGAAGACAATAAAGAAACCCCTTCTTCCTCAGCAGAGGCTAAGGTTGGGGAAGAAACCACAGTTGACAAAGGAAATAAAAAAACCATGTCTGAAAATACAGTTACTCGTGAAGAGTTTGAAAGCTTACAAAAAGCTTTGAAGGTGTCTAAAGCAGAGAATGCTTTGATGCGCTATAAATTTGACGATGAACTTAATAAGCAATTAGCCGAAGAAGTTTCTGAGTTAGATAATGTAGAAACAATTACTAAAGCTTTTGATGCTCTTATCGCTCGTGGCGAAGAAGCTCTGGATAAAGCTAAAAAAGAAGGTACTAGTGAAGATAATGAACTTCAAAAAGCCCTGTCTGAAGAACAAGGCGAATCTGGTGAGCCAGAACAAGAAGAAGTTAGCAAATCTTTAGTAGACAAAATTATGGCACACCAAGATAACAAAGGAGCTAAGTAATGCCTGTAAATAGTACAGCACGTAAGTATTTGTCAGATGTTGTAAAAGGGGCTAATACTGAAGAAAATTCTAATGCTATGCAGTTTAACTACGATACAGTTACTGTTACTAGTGCAAACACGGTAGCGACTCTGGGTATCCCTGTAGTTTGGGATACTTCTGCTTCTACTTTTGTAATTTACACAGATGCTACGCAAGGTGAAGTTGCAGCTGCTAAAACAGCAGGTGACTCCCCTCTTCCCGGAGGCGGTGTAGTAGCGGTGTTAGTAGGTACTGCTGTTGGATTAGGTTTTAATTCAGCTAATGTTAACTACACAGCAGGAGTTAATGCTACTGCTTTCCATAGAGGTTGGAATAACGCAGGAGTTGTTAAAGAAGGCATTGATTATACTACCGCAGCTACTTCTACTGCAAACCAAACTGCATTTGAAAAAGAACTAGAAGCCCAAGGCATTATGGTTATCGAAAGTGCAGAAGCTATCATCCCAACATACACTTTTTAATTAAAGGATACTTAAATGACTGTTAAAATTACTGGTGGTGATAAGGCTAATGATGTTAGTTTCGACAAAGCCTTAAGCCACTCTAATGAAAATTCTTTTGAAATGCAGGACGTTACTCCTATTGTTGAAAGACAAGAAGTATCTCCGGGCTTACTTACCGCTCTTATAGGTGGTTCTGTAAACTCTGTATTTCTAGAAACTAATACTTTTAAATACGATGAGCTAACACATACTGATCAGTTACCAGACGGTAAAAGATATGATCAGTACGGTAAAGACTTGAAAAAAGATAAAGCTAGACAACTTATCTTTGAAGTTGGTAGTTTTGGTATGAGACATAACGTAGCGCCAAAAGACTATGCCAATAAGCGTCAACCCGGAACAGAAGAGTTGATGGATGAGGCATACTTAGTTGCACAGATGAACTCTAAGTCTCAAAGAGGTTGGTCTCAATTTGACGAACTTGCTATGGCTCAACTAATCACTACAGATACAAATATCTCTCGTGGTGGTCCTATGCCAGTGTACAACTACTACACAGATATTGTTGGCTCAGCAAGACCTTCTAAAATTGACATGGATCTTGATAATACTTCTGTAGATCATTTCCAAACATTTAATGATCAGCTAGATCTATTAGAAACGGATATTGAGAAAACTCAAAATACTATGACAATGCCTGTTGTTGTATGTGGTAAGAACTTCTTCAATAAGCGTTTACTTGTGGAAAAACAACAAGGTGGCGGTGGTTCACTAGCACTTTCTCGTGAGCATAAAGGTCCTCTTGATCTAGCTACTATGGGTGTTCCTGAGTCTAGCTTTGGTTCTGGTAGTGGTTTATATAACTATCAATACTTCGATTCTCATGATGGCCTTCGTTATATTCGTTATAGTGCGTCTATCACAGGTACTAAACTAATCGCTGATAACGATGCTTACCTTATCCCTGTAGGTGCTGAGACGTTCATTAAGAAAGTCTATGCCCCAGCGCAAACTAGACAGTATGTTAACACTACTGCTCAGTCTGCTTATGGATGGAGTAAAGAGGACGACAGAAATGGTGTTACTCTTTGGACTGAGAAAAACGTACTGCCAATCAATGTGAGTCCACAATTGATTAGAGCTTTAACTACTTAATAGGTAGTTCACACTTTAAGCCCCTTACGGGGCTTTATTAACCTTTAAGGAGTAAACGAGTGCCTGTTATAAATAGAACTCAGATGTTAGCAGAACTTAAAGAGTACCTTCCTGAAGCTAACGCCCTTACTGACACTCTCCTTAAAAACATTATTGATAATTTAATAGATTATCAAAAACCTCATAAACAATCTGCCCCTATAGATGATACTCAGTATTACAGCGAGAATCTTTGTAAGTCGTTAAAAGCTGCTGCTTTACTTAATAAATCTAAATTTTCAGTAGATGACGCTAATATTAGATCTGAAAAAGTTGATGGAGTGGAGATTGAAAAATTTGAAGACGCTAGTAGATACGCATGGGACGATTACATAAGTACACTCCCAGATGTGTGTCCCTATCTTCCGGGAGGAGGGTTCAAGCCTCCAAAAACTTTAGGTATTAAGGTTAACCCAAGCGATAAAATTAAAGTATCTACTTGTGATAATAAAAATACTATGTATTTGTAAGGAAATAATATGGGTCAGTTAAAAGTAATAACAACTACTTCCGAAGGGGAAGTGAAAGAAGAAACCTTTGAAATAGAAGCTGAAGTTACCAATGAGAGTGAAGACGAAACTACAAAAGAAAGGAAACCAGCTAGAAAAACTTCTAAAAGGGATAAGTAGCATAGACTCAGAAGAGGTCTGTGTGGGTCATTTTGAATCTCAGGGGGTACACTCTTCTGGATTAAGCTATGTAGATTTAATGAGAATCCACCATACTGGAGGTAACCCCTCTGGTCAAGTACCTTTACCCCCTAGACCAGTATTAGACCTTTTAGTGTTTAATAACGAAAGGTTGGAAGATCCTAAATTCAAGTTAGCTTTTGAAAGATGGAAAAAGAGAACTTACGGGGAATCCTCTAATGCTATACTTCTAGAAGATATAGGGAAGATTCTTAGAGATAAAGAAAAAGCTATTTTTGGTTCTAATAAACTTGCTCCCAATAAAGTCCCCCCTAAGGATGTTAATAATCCTTTAATAGACTCTGGAGAGTTGAGAAATAAAACAGCCTTAAAAACTTCCATAAATAATATTGTTAAGGAAGGATAATGAGACTTTTAAACAGAAGTACTTTAGTTATTAAAAGACTAGAGGAAGGTGGCTACTGGGACGATAAAGGTAGATTTGTTGATAGAGATTCCGCTACAGAAATTTGTATAAAATGTAATATCCAACCTTTTAGAGAAAGTAATTCTCAAACTATTTTACCCGAAGGGGTTTCTTCAGGAGATGCTTTAGTAATTAGAACTAAAACTCCATTAAAAACTTCTGAACAGATAGGCGACAAGATAACAGCGGATACAGCAGAAATAGATGGTTTTACGTATGAGGCGTTCTATGATGAGAATTGGACTAGATACGGAACTTCTGTAGATCACCATAAAGTAACTTTTATAAGGAAAGACCAAGATAGCGGAGGGAACCTATGAGTGTTGATTATGAAGCTATCTTAGACAAGTTTATTTCCGTTGCTAGGGATGCCCTGCCACAAGGACTGTCTTCTATTGGCAGCAACGGAGACCTCCCTGCTGTAATCAGGGCTAGACAAAAAGGTTCTAAGCCCGACTACCCCTACGTAACCTTAGATGTTTTAGACACTAAAGACGAACACGGGTGGCAGACAGCCGAGTACCTTAATAGCGATGATCACTTAGTCACTGAAGTTAATAAAGTATTATTATTAAACTATCGAGTGTATGGAGGTTTAGCTGTTGATTTAGCTAATAAACTGTATACCCATTTTAGTCTCGGTAGAGTAAGAGATGATATAAGAACTACTTTAGGTGGGTCTGTAGTTACTCTATCTAATATAGATCAAACTCCAGTATTACTTTCAACTGAATATGTAGAATCCGCTACTTTTAATATTAACTTTAACATAACCGATGTACTAGTAGACACTAATACGGGTGTATTCGACACAGTAGGCTTAGATGGAGACCTACATAGTCATGAACAGGATACTACATCTTTAGATATTAGTATCACTTTACCAACCTCTTAATTAAAGGAGAATTATCTTGGCATTACAAGATATAGTTAATGTTTCAATCTCCCTTCAGACAACTTCTGTCTCTAGGGCTGGTTTTGGGACTTCAATTTTTATTGGTTCGCACAGATGGTTCACAGAACGTGTTCGCGTGTATAACTCTATTAAAGCTGCTGAAGAAGATCTTCCTTCAGGCTCAGAAGAACTTGCCGCTGTTACTACTGCGTTTTCTCAGGATGTTGCCCCTAAGTCTGTTAAAGTTGGGAGACGAGATGTAGATGTTCTTACGTTTACTCCCACTGCTGTAACAACCTCAGGACAAACTTTTGGTATTACCGTAGTTGGCACCAATGGCACCTCTGTAGCTGCGTCTTTTACTACAACAACTGGATCAGAGACTGCTACAGATGTTTGTAACGCCCTTAGGACAGGACTAACCTCAGTAGTAGGAGTAACTGTATCAGGGACAGACACTTTGACGTTAGCAGAAGCTACGGCGGGAACTCCGTTTGCCGTTACTAAATTAGATGATCTTACTCAAACTGTTACCGTTACCGAAACTGCTAGTCAGGTTCTTACTGCTATAGAGGAAGAAGATTCAGATTTCTACTTTATTGCTGCTCACGATCATACTGAAACTTTTGTTTTAGCTATGGCTGCTGCTGTTGAAGCTAGAAGTAAAATTTACTTTATGTCTACCAACGAATCAGCTGCTTTAACCGCTTTAGTACAACCTGCTACAGATATACTAGGTAAATTAGAAGAAAATAATTATTTTAGAACTTCTGGTTGGTTCCACCAAGACGCAGATACTAAATTCCCTGAAATGGGCTTTATAGCTATTGCTTCGCCTTATACGCCGGGTGCAAAGG